CCCGGCGGCCACCGTCTGGCGGCGGCCGCTCCAGATCGTTGGCACCGTATTGAGGTAGGTCACCCGCCAGCAATCGCCTGCGGCATCCCACTCGACATCGAAACGGACGCCGCCGCGGATGAACAGGGTGGCGCCGTCGCTGCCGGCTTCGATCTTGTCGCCGGCATCGGGCGTCAGGATGATCCCGTAGCGACCGCCGCCGGTGAGGCCGAGCCCGCCGACCTTGAAGCCCTCACCGATGCCCGTGGCGGCGTGCGCAGGCAGCGTGTAGGTGCGATCGGCTGCCGAATTGTCCTGCGTGAAGATACCGCCGATGTCGGCGGCGACGACGGTCTTGTTGGCGGCACCGACGGCCGTCCAGGGGCGACGGCCGTCCGCGAAATAGGCATCCTTGACGGCATCGTACCGGCCGATCCTGGTGTCAGCGCTGGCGCCCGTAACGAACTTGTCGATCCAGGACACCGCCAGCCCTGCGGCACGATCCCACCAGCGGCCACCGACGCGGAGCTGCGGCGGCCGTGTCGCCGCCAGGAAACCCGCGATCACCCCCTCTTCGACAGCAGAGTCCGGGACCACATAGACCCGCAACGGCAGGTCGTCCGCGACCCATGAGATCGGCGCGTCTCCGTTGGTGCTCTCCAGCACGTTCCGGCTAAGCGTGTCGGTTCCCGGCGAGACACCATAGGTCAGCGTGCCGCCGCTGTTCTTCTCCCACTTGGTCCGCTGGGCGTTCACGACCCAGAAGCGAACGTCATTGGCGCCGTCGTCGATGCGCTGGCGGAACGGGAAATAGGACGTCCCCAGCGGCGGGTCGCCCAGCGTGTAGGTGCCGGTGCCCGTCGTCGATGAGGTCTGAACGATCCAGTCGCGTGACATCTACAAGACCTCCTCGAGGGGTAGCGTGGTCTGCCAGACCTGGTTGGCCGCGTTCCAGAACGGCCGCGCCTGAAATGGCGCCAGCGCCCCGAAACGGAACTGGCCGCTGTAGCGGTGGAACCGGCTGGTGGCGGCAGGATCGAGGCAAAAGGCGAAGTCCCGGGCGAGGCCGCAGTAGCGTTTGAGTTCGAAAAGCTGGCTGCCCATCTCGTCTTCGTCGATCGCCGACATCGGCAGCTGCAGGGTGCGCGCCGCGGGGCCGCGGTTGTCGCCATAGGCGCGACCGAACGGGGTCCTGCCGGCCTCGTCCGGTGTTAGTAGACCCAGCGACGGGGAGACATCGACATTGATCTCGGGAACGAAGGCCGGGCCCGCGATGAGGCGGCCGATCTCGACGTAGCCGGCGGGGTTGCCGGGATCCGCGATGTCGAGGCGGCCGTAGCGATACGCCAGCGGGTTCGTGGCGCGGACCAACGACAGCCAAGCCGGCCAGTCCGAAAGCGATGGTTTCCCGGACGTAGGCCAGGCCGAGACCGCCCCGCTATCGATGGCCGGCGCCGCGGCGACATCCGCGGCGGTGCCCGCGAGCCGCAGCCGCAACATGGCGGTTGGGCTGAGGTTGTGCGCCACGATGATCGCCGCATCGGCGATGACGGCCTCGCCGAAATCCCATGCCAGCCACTCCGCCGCGCAGCCCGTCGCACGCCAGACCTGAGTGGGGTCCATCCTCTGGACATGCTCGACGGCAAGGAGCCCCTGCTCGCTCGATGCCGTCATCGCGGCGGCATCGCTCCACTTCGGCGACAGGAACAGCGAGTTCGATGACGGCCTCCCGTAGGAAAAGGCATAGGGAAGATCGAATGACATCAGCCGTTCCTACCTCGTCACTTCGAGCCGCATCATCGGCGCCAGGCGCCGGGGGATCGCCGGTTGCAGACCTTGCCGCAGGGCGGCATCATCGCCGCCATGCAGACCATCGCGTTTCCCAATGAATTCGACGCCGATTTCTACCGGCTGCGGCACGATGATCTGGCTTCTCTCGGCGAAGCCGAGGCCGCGCAGCACTATCGAGAGTTCGGCCTGCGAGAGGGCCGCGCCGCATCGCCCGGTGCGATCCGTGAGCGGTTCATCCGCCACCTTCAGGGCGTGCCCGCCCTTGAGATCGGACCGTTCTACAAGCCGATCCTGCGCGGGCCGGATGCCAGTTACTTCGATGTCGTGGATGCCGATGGGTTGCGCAACCGCGCGTCCGGTATTCCAAACGGGCGCCCCGATGCCGTGCCCGACACCATCCATTTCGTGTCGCCCATAGGCAACCTTGAGATCATCGACCGGAGCTTCCACCGCGTGTAGATCAGGCATCTGTTGCATCCGCGAAGATTGGCGCGCTGTCACCAAGAAACACGTAGGCTTTCAGAGCCTCATAGATCGCGGCACGACCGAAGCTCTCCGGCGTCGCGTCTTCCGGAAGCAGCAACTCAAACGGCAGCGTGCCGACGGGCTTCTTGCCAGCCATGCACCTCTGCTCGTCGAGGAACCCGGACAGGCTGCCGACGACAACCACCACTCCCGGATCGCGTCTCTCGTACCCCCACAGATCCAGCCGCCAATAGGTGGCGTCTAGGCCGAATGGAGAGGGCGTCGATTTGCTGAAAGCCATAGTCGTCTCCTTACGGCGTGCTGAGAGTCGTAACTGTGCCGGTCGAGTGCTTGACATTGAGTTTGTTGCTGTCGCCACTGTCGATATAAAGAACGCCTGCACCCGGTGCGGCGGGCGTGCCCGGCGCGGTCATCGGCAAAAGACGCAAAGCGGCACCGGCCGTGCGCGCCCTGTTGAGCAGGCCCATCTGGGAATCGATCGTCCAGTCAATTGCAGCGCCGGTCGTGCCGGCGTTATTGCGGCCAACGACAATGCCGTCTGCGGGCGCGAATATCTGCGTGCGCGAAGCCCAGCCGTTGTAACCGCCGGACGCGGCTTCGACACTGCCGCCCGCATACAGGTTAGCAACATGAACCGAGATATCTGCTGTGTCGTCGCCCTTCTTCGCATGCCACTCGCCGCCGACGAGCTTCCATAGAGCATCCGCCGCCAGCGGACCGGTTGCGAAGGCCGAGCCGTAGATCGGACCGACCGGGCAGCGGAATATCTCGCGGATGATCCCGCGCTGCTGCATGAAACCCATGACCGTGCCGCTTTGCGGCGAGTAATCCCGGCCGTTCTGGAGGAGAAGTTTAACGTTGTGATCAAACGTCACGTTGTTCTCGTTGACGAGCACGATGAAGGTCTGCCCGTAGGGCACGCCGTCGAAGTAGGTATAGATCGTCGGACTCGTGTTCGCTGTCTTGTAGGCACCGTGACCATCCGACGCGCACCATGGCGTCGTGTCTCCGTCGGGAAGGACGGTGTAGTTGTCTGTCCAGGTATTATCGACGCAGTCGTCCACATAGACGAACCTGTCCTCGGCTGCCTGGTTGTCGATCAAGGTGGTTACCTGACCCGGGCAGATAACCCGCCTGATGGCGACATTGATCGCGCCGTCTTCGACGACCACGGCACTGTCTCGCTGCGTGACCGTGATGTCGTGAATATTTACGTTGAAATTCCGCGACACCAAGCCGCCGGCAATTCCGCGAATAACGATGCCGGTCTCGGCCCCTCCGCTGCCCCGCTGCTGGGTGAACCAGTCGTGGATATGGGTCATCGTCGTTTCGCCGACGAGTTCGATGTCGATGTAGTCCTCGCTGCTGCCTTCGCGCTTCTGGTCGAAGATGTTCGAGTAGCCGAGACCGGAAACCCAATAGGCCCAGACCTGCCCCTTGGCGCAGGAGCCGTGAACTTTGCTCACCTTCACATCGCTGATGTAGTGCTGCGGAGAGAGTGTCCAGGCGGTCTTCGTGCCGGCTCCGGCCGTGCTGGCGACGTTGATCGTCACCGTGCCGGCATCGTTGTCGATAGCCGTGATGGGGCCCCGCATCCAATTCGTGCGGGGCGCGGCGGTGTCCATGACGCTGAGTGCCAGACCTACCTGCCAGCCGAGGGCGTCCGGCCCGACTTCGTGCGCGATGCTGAAGGTCTTCGATCCGGTACCCACCGTCGCCGACGTGGTCGAAGTCGTCTCGGCCCGGCCGACTTCGCTGCCATTGAGCCGCAGCTTGTAGTTGACGTTCACGGCGGCGCCGTTGGTGACGTAAACACCCTCGGAGACGCCGTTGGCCCAAATGGCGATGTCCATGTTCGAGAAAGAGCACTTGTCGATCTGTGTTTGGACAGTGCCGCCCTGAAGATCGACACCGATACCAACCCGCGAGTTCGGTGCGCCAGCGGACGGGCCGGAAAAGGTACAATTTTCGATGGTGTTCTGACGCGCGTTGTAGAGCGAAATGCACGTGTCCCACCACGCATAGTTGCCGTCGCCGTCGGCATTCTGGCTCTCGTTTCCGAAGATCACATCGCGGATTGTCACGGCCTGCGTCACGTCGCCGACCGCCGTGGCCCAGGTCGCCATAAGTGCCGTCCCCGAGCCGTTCGTGCCCGTCGTGGTGTCAGCGTAGTGATCGGTCAGGATCGCCACACCCTCGACCACGAGCAGATCGGCGGCCTTGTCGTTGCTATCCGGCGTGTTGAAATCGACCCGGATGCCTGCGTCGAGCCCGGTGAAGATCAGCTCGGAGCCGGGACCGTCGCCGATGATCTTGAGGTTGCGGATATTCACAGCGCTCAGCGCCTTGCCTGCAAGTACCCACTTCCCCGGCGGCACGCGGATCGTGCCTCCCTCGGCGCCGATCTCGTTGAACGCCGCCTGCAGCGCATTCGCCTCATCCGCGTACTTGGCGAGCGAGACGTTGACCGGTATCGCGCGATCAATGGAATCAAGCTTGGCGTCGATGGCGGAAAAGTTCTGGTTGAGCGCGGCAACGAAATCGGGCGTCACCGCGCCCGTGACATTCACGATGTCTGTCATGCGTGACCTCAGACGAGGAACTGAAACGTGCTGATCGAAGTGCCGGCGGCATCGATTCCGACGCAGAGCAAGGCCCGCCCCTCGCCGATAAGGCCGGGAGCACCGCGAAGAGCGGCGCCGGCACCGATGAGGTCGATGTGCGGGTCGACCTGCATGTTCCACTCCCAACGGGAACGCTCGACGCCGAAGACGATCTGTTGCCGTTCGGCTTCAAGCGCGGCATCGGATTCGTCGCGGAAGCCGGTCTCTTCGACAATCGTCAGAGGTGCTCGTGGATAGAGTGTCGCGATCGCAGGACGCAAGGTCTGCGCATATCGTGCCGACTGGCCAAACAACAAGGCATCGTCATCGCTGATTGAAGGGGCCAGCGAGGACCGATCCGGCTGCGGCGCGTAGTTGTGGCTCCAGCTGATCCGGGTGCCGCGGCGAGGCAGCGCGGTCTCGACGAGCTGCGGCTTGCCCATGCCGTGCCCGCGGTAGTCGAAAGTCGCCGAGGGGGTCAGGAACTCCGGCGCCTCCAGCCAGCCCACCGACAGCCGCCCATCGGGTCGCGTCCGCCACCAGCCCAGGATACCGGCGAGAACACGGTCCAATGCCTCCGCCTTCGTGATCTCATCGCCGAACCACCAGCCTACCGGGGCCGAGTGATAGGCCTCCATACGCTGGAATGATGGCGCGTCGATCTCTGCGGCATCATCGACGGAACCACTACCGAGATGGGTTGCCACGCGCCGGGCGATCGACGCCCGGGTGAGCGGGCCGGCATGACCATCGACGGTATCGGCATCACCGACCACATCGACCCGAATGCCGTACAGGAGCGTGACGTTCGGGCGGGCCAGAGAATGCGCCAGGCAGGTGCCGTAGTACCCAGAAGGGATGGCGGCGTCCCTCAGCGCCTCGTACGTCGGATAGTCGCCGTGGAAGTCGAGCGCGACGCCGCCATGCCGGAGGGCGCTGCAGGCGTGCGATGACGACAGCGACCACTGGAATATCTGGTCGGCGGTCGAAATCGGCACCGGTTCCACATTGAAGCAGGTGCCCAGCGCCCAGGGCTTGAACGTTCCAGCGATATCGGCATCGCCATCGAGATCGCCGTCACCGGTATAGAACTCGTCATGCAGCGGCGAATCCAGTTGCTCGGCGAGGTCGCGGAGCTTGAGCTGCTTCTGGTCGATGTCGCGGACCAAGCCGGCGCTGCGGTAGCGACCGATTACCGGCCAGGTCTTGAATGGCGTCCCTCGCCGCCCTCGCTTTAGGGTCAGCGGCGTCGAATCCCAGTTGCGCCCGATGAGGTGGTTGAGGACACCATCTGGGTCGACGAGGGTCACGACGCCGAGATTAGCGCCACCGCGCGTCGGCGGATCGATGCCATCGAACAGCCGGTTGCCGAAGTTGAACGGCATCAGCCGGCCGGGCACATGCTGCGCCGGCGGCTCGTCGTCGTTCCCTGTCGACCGGCCGGTGGTTGCCGCGACGTAAAGNGANCNGCGACCGGCAATCCAGGTGGCCCAGGAGCCGTCATTCGGNGCACCGAATGGCCCGAAGAGGTCGAGGTCNGGATCGCCTTGGGAGGCATCCTCATAGACATCGGCGATCAGCAGCACGTCCNGCCCGAGGTGACCGTCGAGTGCCAANGGATCGACGCCGACGCCGATAACCCAGGGATCNCCGGGCCCACCNGGCGAGCCAAAGGGCGCGAAGGTGTCGAAGTATTCNAGCGTCGGCATCTCAGGCCGCCTTGCTGCCGTTGGCGACGTAGCGCGTCAGCAGGCCGCGCAACTGAGCGGACTCCNCCCGCTCCTGCTGCAGCTCTTCGGTCAGAGCCTGCACCGTCGCCANGACCTGCTGGATCTGGGTGCTGTCGGCGGCNGCAACCGAGGCGCCNCCTTCNGCGGGCGACGGCGATACCGGTTGNCCGGCACGGGCCGCCAGCTCTGTGAAATCCGCCAGGATCTGATCGCGAAGAGTTACGTATTTCGCGTCGCCGGCGTTGTACGACAGCGAGTATTCAGCCAGCGCCGTGCCCTCACTCGCGACCCGCTGATAGGCTTCGGTATCGCCGGCGAAGGCCTGCGCCCGCGTCGCCTGATACGTCGCCTCCAGGCCCGCCAATGTAGCGGATGGATCGAGGTTGGAGAGGTCGCCACCCGGCGACAGCGCCGCAATGGCATCTTCAAGCTGCGTGATCGCGCCGCCATAGAGTTGGTCCTTGAGGTCGGCCTCCTTCTGCAACAGGGCCTCGTAAACCTTCGCTTGGTCGACGATGACATCGGTATGCTGCTGGATGTAGCTGATGTTCTCGAGGATCGAGGCCTTCTCGTCTTCCCAGGCGCGGAGCTGCTGAGCGACGGGATCGATGAGGCTGTCGATGTAGTCCTGCCCGAGCCGCTCGGTCTGCTTCTTCTGTTCCGCGGCAACGGGCTCCAGTGCCAGGCCGAGCTTTTCGGCGGTGTCGGTCATATCGGAGAACTGGCTTTCCAGTTCACGGAACTGCGTCCGGATCGTGAGGGTACCCTTGCCGAGGCGCTCATAGACCTCATCGACGAAGGTGATGCTCTCCGCGGTTTCCTCGATGCCCATGGCGGCAGCGCGCATATGCTCCAGCGCGGTCTTCATCGTGTCCGTGATCTCGCCGACGGCACCGGACAGGATCGACCGGATGGCGACCTGCGCGGCCCCGGTGTCCATCATGTCGTCCATGTTCATGCGCCAAGCTTCGGTGTTCCCGTTGGGGTCGACCAGAGCGGTGTCGCGGGAGGTGTAAGACCAGTCCTTCCCCTGCGCGGTCCAGCTGTTGAGGTTGAGACCCCAGACCTTGGACGCATCCTTCACGCCGCCGAGGAGGTCGAGCACCGAATCGATGCTCGACGTCGTGCCGCGGAGGGCGCTTTCGGTCTCGCCGGAATTGGCGCCCTGCCCGTAGGCCCCGCCCGTGGTGTACCAGCTGCCGTTGCCGTAGCGCAGGCTGGCGTTCGTGGATGAGTGCGTGCGGGTATCGGCCTCGCCGAACAGGCTGGGGATGACGCTCGACAGGATACTGATGATGGGACCGGCGATCTGGCCGATGCCGGGAATCAGGGAGACGCCGGCGCCGATGATGCTGCCGATGCCGCCGATGGTCTGGCCGGTGCTCTTGGAGTTGATGAGATTGTAGACCCCCATGCCGGCGCCGGCGAGCGCACCAAGACCCTGCAGGGGTGTAATGCCGCCGAGCCAGCCGCTGATGCCTCCGGAACCACCGATACCCTGCGCCGACATCAATGAGCCGATGTCGGCATACCCGCCGGCAGGCGCGAAGTTCGATGCGATTGGTGAATTCAGCCAGTTGCCGATGCCGCCGAAGGTGTCGCCGAACCAGCCCATGCTGCCGGTGCCGGACATGCTGATGCCGTTGGAGTTGGCCGCACTCGACGTGCCGCCCCAGGCAGCACTCCCGACGCCGGAGGGCACGACGCCAAGCGACTGGCCGGCCTGGAAGATCGGCGAGATGATGGGTTTGATGATGGCCGCCGCCGCGATGTCAGCGAACGCCCTCAGAAAGATGTTCTTCAGCGATGTCGCTGCGTCGGCCCCGTCGATAGTCGCCCCGGTGAAGATCCCATAGAAGGTGTCGGCCCCGAAGGACTGGACATTGTCGAAGGCGCTCATCCACGTCCGCTTCGTGGCATCGGCGGATTCTCGGGCCTGATTGAGTGCAACGTCGGCGCGGGCCTGGTCACCGGCCAGTGCGATCTGCTTTTGGGCGTTCGCATCGGCTTCGATATCGACGCCCTTGGCGGCGAGTTCGTTCCGCTTCTGGAACATCGCGAGCTGCGCGGCGTAGTCCGCGTTACCCGAACGCACCAGCGCGGCTTGCTCTATCGTGAGTGCGAGTTGCCGCTCCATCGCAGCGGCACCCTCAGCGAGGTCGCGGGTTTGGTCCGCGGCGGCCTTGTCCCGCATCGCTCGCTCGATCTCGGCTCGAGCGCCAGGGCCGGCGGCTAGCTGGGCGCGCTTGATGTCGTAGTCTAGCTGGATCGACTTCTGCTTCGCTACGTCCCCCGCTGCAGCCGCCAGCTTGTTGGTGAGGTCGATCTCCTGTCGGAGACCATCGAGCGTCGAGGCATCGCTGAGCGCTTGCCGGGCGTCGAAGACCTCCAATTGAAGCTTGCCGGTACCGTTGTCGGCGCGGGCCGCCGTCGCCTCGGCCTCAGCTCTCCGCATCGCATAGGCGCCCTGCTCTACCACCTTCATCTGGGCGGCTATGCTGGCGAGCGCATCGGTGTACTGGTTTCGCGGCATTGACGCCGCCCATCAGATCTTCGTTCTTCAGGATCGTGCGGATCGAATCGCCGTAGGCCTTGATCTGTTCCGCGGAGACCTCGGCATTGTTGCCGACGTTGGCCCAGATGAAGGCCAATACCGCTGCCTCGACCTTGGCCTCTACGGTCGCCGCCTTGCCCTTCCTGACGGCCTCCACCATGCGCGTCGATGCATCGGCCTCCTGTTGCTTCAGGACGACGATGTCGGCGACCTTCTCTTGCTGCTCTGCCAGCGCCGCCGTCATGGCGTCCTGCTGGTTAGACCCCCGACTGCGTGAGATCATAGACGCGGGATTGCAGCGCCATCCCGGCAGCCGACGGATCATTGGCCCGCCAATCGTTGCGGCGGGAGATATCATCGGCGTTTGCCGCCTCCTGTCGGGCACGCTCCAGGGCCCGGGTCAGGATATCGATCTGGCGGGCGGCTTCTTCGCCGCTGAGGTTGGTCATACCGCCTTGAAGAGCGGCGAGCGCCTTCTCCATGGCATCGATACCTTGACCGGCAACGCGCGCCTGCTCACTGAGCGGAGAGAACTTCCCGGCGATGGCCGCTGCGGACACGACCAGTTCGTCGCCGGCCCTGGCGGCGGCGCGGACCGATGCCGCCCACTGCTGGATTTCCTGCGCTGCCGCATCGTACTGCGCGGTGTAGTAGTCGCGCTGGGCCACCATGGATCCGGCCGCGGCGCCGGGAGTGAGACCCGATGCCAGACCGACGGGGGCGGCTCCGGCTCCGGCGCTCGATGTTCTCGCGATGATCTGCTGCGGCGTCTCCGCGGCCGATGCCTCTCTGAGCTTTCGCGCTGCCGCGGCGGCCGCATCGAGAACGTCCCGGTACCTGTTCACGATCGGGATGGAATCGACGAATCCTTTCAGCACCGCCCCGAGATCCGTCGCCATGCTGCTGAAGGTGCTGCCCACGGATTTTGGCATCTTGGAGAACTCGTCGTTCACGGCGCCGGCACGTTGGACGAGGCCATCCATGACCTGCCGGTTGGTGAGCGTCCCTTCCTGGGCCATGAGACGGAGCTGCGTGACGGAGACACCCAAGCCGGCCGCGATCTGCTCCGCGATCTGGGGGACGTTCGTCAGGACCTTCTTCAGATCCTCGGCGCCGACGACGCTTTTCCTGAGCATATCGGCAACGGCGCCACCGGCGGCGTTGGACTCGTCATCGTTCGCGCCGGCAATCTGGGTCAGCTTCTCGACGGTAGTGGCGATGCTCTGGATATCGGCGCGACTGGCCCCCAGACCTTGGGCGGCGNGAGCGAAGGAGACGAACGCGGCCGTGGCAACATCCACGGCGATTCCGGCCTCGCCCGCCGCCTTGCGGATGTCTTGATAGGCCGCCGCGGCCTCGCGCTGGCTACCCAGCAGGGTGGTGAAGCGCCGCTCCTGTTCCCGGACATCGTCCTGCGATTCGGCCGCGGCATTTAACCCGTAGAGGCCGGCCCCGATGCCGGCCGCACCGGCGCCGCCGTAGAGCAACGGCTTCGGGATCGCCCGCAGCATGTTGCCGACGCCACCGTAGAGCATCGAGATCTGCGGCCCCTGCTGGGCGGCAACCACCAGCGGGTTCATGCCGCCGATCAGCGATACGCCGACATCCTGGAGCTGGTAGCCCAGCATCATCTTTTGCTGGGCGTTGAGGCCGACCTGGCCCGGCCGCCCCATGTAGCCCACGCTCGCCCCCGCCGAGGCGGCCACCTTGGCGTTGGCGGCTGCGATCTGATTGGCCACGGCGTTCGCCGCTGTAGCGGTGCCGAAGTACAACGCCTTGATGCTGTCGGTCGAAGCCGCAACGGAAGCCATAAGCGTCCGACTGCTCGCACTGGCCGCATCGATCATGCTCTGCGTTGCCGCTCGCGCGTAGCCATCGGCCTGCCGGCGGGCCATGGCATAGGCGTCGGCCTCCTGCCTGGCCGCAATGGTTACCGCCGTCTCAACGGTCCTGATTGCTGCCACGCGAGCCTGCGCGTCGGCGGTGATCTGTGCCGTCGCCCGGCGATAGGCGGCGGTCAGGGCCTCGTCATATTGCGTCGCGCGTCGGATCGATTCCGACTGCTTTTCGGTCGCCGACGTGGTGGTGGTGGTTGCGGCGCCGAGGCCTCGTTGCGCATCGGCCGCGCCACGTGTCGCAGCGTCGACCTTGACGGCGGCGGACGCCATCCGTTCCATCGCGCGCTCGGATTCGGTAAGCGGCGTGGAATCTATGGAGAAGCCTAGCGCGGCGAGATCTTCCATGCTTATGGCCCTCCCCGCTCTCGTCTTGCGGTCCGTGACCGCTTCGCCGTGTTCTTGACGCTGTCCTTGGCGGCCTGGGCCGCTTCGGCTTTCGTCGCCTCACGTCCCAAGGCCATCTCGCGGCAGAAGATGTCGTCGATGTCCTCGACGATCTCGACTTCCCACGGCAAGAGCCGGATGCCGCTGCGATGCAGGAAGGCGTCGATGTCCGGCCATTCGATTTTGTCGAAGCCGTTGAAGCCCATGGACTTGCGGCGACGGAGCCGAAGGTACGCCCGCCAGATGTAGGCCAGCGCTCTCGGGAACGGCGGCACCCACAACTCCGCCCGCAGCTCGGCGACGATCTTCGATGCTTGTTCGACCTTGTGGCCCTTGGCGAGATAGGCCTCGGCCCGCTCGAGCCGGGTTTCGAAGCGATCCCGGCGCGAGCGGCCCTCTATGACGACGTCTAAGCGGAAGCTTCGTTCAGCGAAGGCCCGGAGTTCGTCCCCGAGCCCTTGGTAAAAGACTGCTCATTGCCCAGGAATTCCCAGCACTGGATGTAGATGCCGCCGGGGCCGTGGTTGTCCGGATTGCTGAGGATCTTCCGAGCGGCTTCCGCGCTGAACTCCAGGACGCTGCCGGCGACCTTCACCTGCGTCCACCCGACAAGGCGGGCGAGCAGTTGCTCGATCTTCTCGTTCAGATCCTCGGCCGGGGTGAGCGCCTCGACCTTCACCTTCCGGCCGTTGTGGCGCTTCTGCTCCCGATCGGCGTCAATGGCGAGACGTTCGCGGCTCATGCGTTCATTGAAAGCGACGGTCTTGGGGTGGCCAGGACCTGCCCAGATCCACTTCCACGAGGTCTGCTTCCCGTTGATGGCGACTGTCATGTAGGCGGTATCGGCCGCCCCGAGATCCGCCAGGTCGTTGAGTTCGAATGCTTCGGTCTTGTCCATGATGAAGTCCTGTGCCGGGATGCCGGGTGGGGGCCGCCGCCCCCGGCGGAACGGCGGCCCCCTTTCTCTCGCGCGAGAGAGGCCGATCAGGAGCCGGCGAGGCCCACAGGCAGCGAATTCGCCGCCGAGGAGTTGCCCGCGGCGTTCGTCGCCGTGACCTGCACACGGATCGCGTCGCCGGCCTGGCCGGCGGCGATCGTATGCGTGCTGTTGGTCGCCCCGCTGATGTTGGCGAACGTGCCATTGCCCGAAGTATCGGACTGCCACTGGTAGCTGTAGCTGGTCGGGGCGTTGGACCACGAGCCGACGTCAGCGGTCAGGACAGAGGCCTGGGCCAGGCTCGAGCCGATGATGGACGGGCGGGTAAGGTTCACCGGAACCGACAGGGCCGCCGAGGCGACCTCGAGGACCACCTGCACACCGATCGCGAAGGTGCGCCGGGTCACGGTGTTGCCGTCGTTGAGACCGGTGCGCCGGGTGTTCACCAGACCGGCGTAGTACAGGACGGATTCGGAAAACGACGGGGTCTTGGCGTCGTCCATCTCCATCTTGAACGCGTACTGGTAGTTGGTCTTCTCCGCAGCGATGAGCTCGTCCTGGCCGTCGTCGAGCGGGTCGCGGCCCACCACGATGGTCTGGTCGCCGGCGTCGCGGGCGCCCTTGAGCTTGCGAACACGCTGGCGACCGATCGAGACGAACGTGATCGACTGCGCGGCGTCGCCGATTTCGCCGAGGTTCTCGACCTCGCCGACCTCGACCCAGTCGTTGATCGCCTCGAAGGCCGCCAGTGCGTCCTCTTCGGTCATGTCCGCGATGGCAAAGGCATCGACCGGTGTCGGCGAGATGAAGAGCTTCGTCTCGTTCTTGTTGATCGTCATGGTGGGGATTTCCCTTCAGGGCAAAGAAAAACCCCCGTCTTTGCGGGGGCCGTTAGCCCGGTCGTGCCGGGAATTCAGGTGAAGGCGTAGAAGCCGATCGACACCGGCAGGCGGATCCGGTCGCCGCTCGGCTGAGGCGGCCCG